ATCATCCCGCAAGGGAGTACGCCGCAAGCGCGGCGGAAGCGCATGGCGACCTGAAGGTCCAGGTCGATGAGATGATCTCAGCTGCGCAGTAATGCGCAGCAGCCGGAAACGGCGGCCAAATCTAGCGAATTTTGGCGAAGACAATGATGCGTTCCAGAAGAAATCCGCGCGAAAATTCCCGGCGACTTCGGCCGGTCGCGCGCGATCGCTTGGTACTACCTGGGCGGATTCGGCCTCGTGCACACCGATGCCTTGAACGCGCGCGTCGTGTTCTGGGACTCGGCTGCGTAACCGGATCAGAGAAAGAAGGAGCAAACAACAATGGCTTATGACGTCTCTGATCTGGAAATGTTCGAGTGGGCCGAGTCGTCCACTTGGGCAGCCACCTCTGTCGTGCACTATCTGGTCGGCCCGCGAGGGAAGGTCGGGTTTGTACGCGATATGATGGTCGATGTGACGACCTCGATGGTCGGCACCACTTCGGTGCCCGAGCTTCAGGTCGGCATCTCGTCCGGCGACTCGACCTTCGGGCGGTACCGTCTCGGCACCGCTACGGCCACGGGCTACAACACCGGCCCCTATCGGGCCAGTGCCGAAGCCATCACCGGCAATCCGCCGCGCACGCTCGCGGACTTCACCGGCCACGTCATCCTCGACGGCGGCCCGTACACGTCCAAGGGCATCTCGGGTGGCTCCTACGGCACGCAGGTGCCGGCAGGGCGCATCCCGGCGAGCGGCTGGGTGGTCACCAACGTCGTGCAGGGTGTGGATTCGAGCCACAGCCGCATCTTCGTTCAGGGCTCGACCCCGCTGAAAGACCTCACGGTCGGAATGCTGGTGTCGGTCCAGTCGGTGCTCGGTTCGACGAGCGTGAATGCCAACAAGCAGGCGGTCACCGCAGTCGACACGAACTTCCAATACTTCGAGGTCGCGCAGTCCTTCAGCACTGCGTACACCTCGGGAGGTATCGTGTGGCTGAACGTGGTCGTCACGCTTCAGGCCAACGGCGCCGGTTCCGGCGCTGGCGGCGGCATCCCGCGCGTCCTCATCGAGTGGGTCGGCGCCAACACGCCGTAAACGCAGACTACCGGAAGGGGCGCTTGCGCCCCTTTCGTTTTTCTCACTGGGAGCAATCAACATGCGTGGTCTCGGTTTCTTCTTCGGCGGGAGCAAGCGGAACGATCCGGTCAGACTGGTCGATCCGCGGCCGCTCACCGACTACGGCAACGACGTCGAGAAAGGTGACGCCGGCAAAGACGGCTTCACTGTTCTGTCGAAAGCCGACCCGCATGCACAGGGCTCTCCCCCGCCGGTTCCCGGCGTCATCGGCGGGGCCTACCAAGGTCCCGACCAGAGCTTCGAGCAGTAAGGAGGCCATTCCCATGGCACAGACCAATCGTCCGTACGGCAAGGACAACCCGGAGCGCTTCATCAGCGGCGCGCTCAAGGGCGGTTCGGGCCCGTCGAACGAGATCGAGGAGAAGCGGATCGATCGGCCCAATCAGTCGATCAACACCGCCTTCGCGATGGACAACGTCAAGCTGGCGATGCCGATCGAGACCTCGATCAAGGACGACAAGTTCGCCGGCGGCGAAGACAACCTCAAGCACTCGCTCACCGGCGTGAGCGCGGTCAACGAGGAAGTCGGCGCTTCCGGTCCGACGAAGAAGACGATCTTCCCCGACCACTAAGCCGGTCGAGAGAAGCAAGTCTCCTGATACCCAGGGCCTCGGCGTGGTGCCGAGGCCCTTCGCGTTTCCACACGGAGGATACCAATGGATCTCGCGATCCGCCTCGACAGAAACAGAGATTTCTCGGAGGTGCGCGGCGAACGCACACCCGACGACCCGCATTACAAGGTGCATTTCATGCAAGGCGGGAAGATGGGCGGCCACGTCGTGCTGCTGCCCTTCGACGCGCATGGCGAGCTTGTACCGGACGACGGAAAGACGGCGCCCTATCCCGGTCAAGGCACCGATGCCAAGGGCAACACCATCACCACGACATACCATCCGCTTTGGACGCCGCGAATGCGCGCCTATCGCGACGCCAAGCTGAAGAAGATGGCGGAAGAGGCCGCGGCCAAGGCCGACCCGAACTATATCGACGAAGGCTCGACCGATATCGTCGAGGACGCCGCCGATCCGGCCGCCAACGTGGATTTCGCCGCGTATCTCAAAGGCACGGCCAACTACCAGCCGCATGTGCTGCGCGAAGCCGCCAAGCGGAAATTTGCGCTGCACTACGCCAAGATCCCCGACGACCTGGTGCCCGATCTCGTTTTCGATCACCAGATCGTCCCCGAGGATGCGGTCTGCACCAAGTTCCAGCCGCTCCTGAAACCGAAAGCCGCTTTCGCCGCACCCGAGGCTTAAGCGCGATCTCCTGAAATCCATAGCGTACGTGCGGCCGGCTGCGGTCGCGCGCGCGGGGCGTCCCCATGGCGATGACGTACAACACGTTGACCGCAGCCAAGGGCGCTACCGGCGCGATCGCCACGTGGGTCAATTATTCAAAATTGGACATCGGCACCATCGTCGATGAGGCGCAGACACTCCTCTACGGCGAGGGGCGCCTGCGCTGCCGCGAAATGCAAACCGACATGGTCTTCACCATGCCGGTCAACTCCTCGTATCAGCCGCTTCCGACCGGCTTCCTCGATCCGATCGGCAAGATCTCGACCGCGAGCTTCAATAACCGGATCGACCACAAGGACGCCAATTACGTCCAGACCGCCCGTAACTATCAAGAGACCACGGGCACTCTCGGCGCCAATCCTTTCACCACCACGGCCAATTCCAACACCGTATCGGTCGCGCTTGCCGCGCACGGGTTCAGTCAGGACTCGATCTTCAATATCACCGGGGCGACGGCCTTCAATGGCGTCACGCTCAACGGCACCTTTCCGATCAATGCGATTACCGACGCCAATGATTTCACCATCGACATCACCAGCCTTGGGACGACGCCGACGGGGTCAGGCTCGGGGGGCGGCAGCGCAGTCAATTACATCTGCGATAACCTGACGCCGGGCTCTCCCTATTGGTACGCGATCTATAACGAGCGCATCAATTTCGATCAGGCGTTTTTCCAGACGACGGTGTGCAGGCTGCAATACTACCAAAGCCTGCCGCTGCTCTCGTCGACGAACACCACGAATTTTCTCACCAACCGATATCCGAAGCTTCTGCGCATCGCCTGCATGGCCTCCGCCGCGGAGTTCATGAAGGACGATACCGAATATCAGAAGTTGATCACGCGCCTGCAGTCGGCCGTCGAGGCAGTCTCGATGGAGAACGATATGCAGCACCGCGGAATGGATCTCTCCCCGGATTTTGAGTGAGCTGATCCATGCCCGCAGACACCTTTTCAGCAACACTCGGTGTCCTGCTCATGGGCACCGGCAACGATAACAATAGTTGGGGCGGGAATGCCAACAGCAGCGTCTTCCAGATTTTCGAAGATGCAATTGCCAACGTGCTCACTTCGTCGGTCACGGGCGGAACGCTCGACCTGTCGGGAAGCGCGCCGCCAGCCGGACCATCGCAGGTCCGCTATTCGGCACTGGTCTTTACCGGCACGCTCGCCTCGAACCAGACGATCAAGGTCCCCAATCTCACCAAATTCTGGTGGGTCAACAACGAGACCAGCGGTGCCTTTACCCTGGCAATAGAGACGCCGTCAGGGTCTCCGGTCACGATACCGCAGAACTCCGGCTGGCAACTCGTCCTCTGCGACGGCGCGAACGATATCGTCGTCAGCCCGTTCAACTCCCAGCAAATCCAGATGCCGGACGGCTCGGCCGGAGCGCCGGCCTACTCCGATGTCAACGAACCGACTTCGGGATGGTACCGGCATGCCACCCAAGACTGGCGGCTCTCGCTCGGCGGCATTGACGTGCTGCAGGTTACGGGCGCCGGCGCCGCATCGCCGAACCAATTCAACGTTCTTTCCCCGCTCAGCAACTCGATCATCCCGACGGGAGCCGAGTTGGCTTATGCCGGCGTCACACTGCCGAGCGGCTTTCTCTGGGAGTTCGGCCAGACCGTTTCGCGCACGACATACGCGAACCTGCTCACCGCCTTGCGGGCGAGCTTCAGCGCTACCTTCAGCAGCGGTTCGCCGACGGTCAATGTCTCATCCGATCTCCGCAATCTCGGCCTCGAGGGCGCGACGGTCGAGAGCGCGACACCGGGCATTACCGGCCTTACCATCAGCGCAGTCAACTCGAACTCGCTGGTCCTGAGCGGAAACGCCTCGGCAAGTTCTGGCGGCGTCGTCACCTGCTTTGCTTACCCATTCGGCAATGGCGACGGCTCGACGACCTTTGGAATTCCCGACCGGCGCGGCCGCACGCTCGCCGGCCGCGACAACATGAACACCACGTCGGGCGCCGCGGCAGCCGGGCGTCTCACCAGCGGCGGCTCAGGTATTCCCGGCATACAACTCGGTGCCGCCGGCGGCGCGGAAACGCAGACGATCGGACAGACCAATCTGCCGAGTGTTAATTTTGCGAATTCCGGCATCACGCTCAGCGATCCTGGGCATCTGCATGTCGGCCAAGCATTGACCAGTGGCCATGTCGGCGCAACGGGCGGCTCGAATGTTGGTAACGCCAACACGAATACCGGTTCATCGACAACGGGCATCACCATTTCGGCTCAAGGAAGTGCCGCCTCCGGCGGTTCAGGCACGGCGCTGTCCGATACGCAGCCGACCGGCATAACCAATTACATCATCAAGACGTAGCCTCGGCAGCGGCGCGCTTGCCTCGTTGGAAATGGCGCGATGAAATCAGCGCTCTGCCCGCGCCGACAAATGGCTTCTCCACGAGGAGATAGGTGGCGACGGCTGCAATGAATGCTACGGCAACGCCCAGAAGGGACGCCGGCCAGATATTCAAGCCATGCGATATCGCCGCGTCGATCACGGCGTGCGCGATGATCGCGTGCAGCAAATACCAACTGTACGAGACGTAGCCAAAAATCTGCAAGATGCGCTGCCGAAGATTAAATCGCGTGGCGGCATAGAGCATCGGCGCGCATATCGCGGGCGCCAACCCGAGCCACGGAGAAAAATTAGCCACACTGCTCGCCGCAGCCGTCGCAGTGACAATCGATAAAAGCAGCACATCACCGCCACTCTGTTGCCGGCGCCACAGGCCGAACTGCATGCCGAGCAAGCAGAAGACGAGAAAAAACGGCGCAGGGCTCAAGGACACGTGGGCGACTTTCGCCAGCAGATAGACGCCGGCGATCGCAAACGGCGAGAGAATGACTATGCGAGGTCCGAGAAAGAAGAGAGTCGGTACCAGCGCGTAAAACAGCACCTCTATGTAAAGCGTCCAATAGACCCCGGACATGCGGGCGATGCCAAATATCGGTGCCGTGAAGGTCGCGTTAGCGAGGACATCCTTCACCGACCATCCTGCCTGCGAAACTAAAATTGCCAGGATCGATACCCAGTACATCGGTGCGATGCGAAAGGTGCGGCGGATCAAATACGGTCCAAGCCGATCGTCGCGCGCAAAGGTAAGATCCATCAGAAACCCGGATAGAAAAAAGAAAAGTACGACGCCGAGGATGCTCAATCCGACTACAAGCGAGAACTGCATCACTGTCGCCACCGGCGTGAAATGTCCGACGACGACGCAAAGAATTGCCATGCCGCGTAGCACGTCGAGGCTGGCAATCGTGTGGCGTTCTCCACCCATCTAAGAAGCCTAGCACACGCCCGGCGCGAGGGAAGACGCAATCATGTCCGCCCTCGTCCCAGTCCCCATCAATCCACCGCCCGGCGTGGTGGTCACCGAATCGGACCGCGTCGCCGAGGGGCGCTGGATCCTGCCGTTCGACAAGATCCGCTTTGTGCACGGAAGGCCGCAGAAAATCGGCGGCTCCACCCGTGTCACATCGACGGCAATGTCGGGGACGCCGCGCGCGACCTTGTGCTGGCAGGACTTCCTGCAGAACGGCTACGTCGCCTGCGGGACCTATCGCAAGCTTTATGCTTTCGACAGCTCGTTCACGCTCAATGACATCACGCCGTTTCGCGCGACCGGCACTCTCGGCAATAATCCGTTCACGACCACCAGCGGTTCAGCGTCCGTCAAAGTCGGGCAAACCAGCCACGGCCTAAATGTCGGCGATACCGCGATCCTTGCCGGCGCGACGACCTTCAACAATGTGACGATGAACGGCACGTTCATTGTCCAGACGGTCATCGACCTCAACAATTACACCATCACCGCGGCGACGACGGCGAATAACAACGGTACGGGCGGCGGCAACGCGGTCACCTTCGAGTATGAAATCCCGGTCGGCACGGAGCTGGGAGCCTTCGGCCAGGGCTGGGGTACGGGGCCATGGGGCCTCGGCACCTGGGGCACACCGCGTGGTTCCTCCACGATCTTCTTCGAGCCACGCGTCTGGACATTCGATTACTTCGGCCAGGTCCTCGTCGCCTCCTACAATGGCGGCTCGCTCTGGTTCTTCGATCCGACGCAGAGCCAACCATGGCCGCGCGCGGTCGCGACCTTCAACAGCACCAGCGTAACCGGCGCGCCCACGAATATCCGCGCCATCTTCGTCACCCCCGAGCGTTTCATCTTCGCCCTGTGCAGCGGCATGGTGGTGAACGTATGCAGCCAAGGCGATCCGACGACCTGGACGCCGGCGACCACAAACACCGCTTTTGCGCGCACGCTGCAGGTGGGATCGAAGCTCGTCGCCGGCCGCGCGCTCGCCCCCTTCATCTCGATGGTGTGGAGCGATAACGCCGCCTACATCTTCCAATATACCGGCTCGCAGTTCATCTATAATTCGAGCCTCGCCGGGCGCGACTGCGGGCTGATCTCGCCGAATGCCGCCGTCACCGTGGACGGCTTCGCCTACTGGATGGGGCCGGATAATTTCTACCTCTACAACGGCCTCGTGCAGCCGATGGCGAACGTGGAGGACATTAGAAAATACGTCTTCGACGCGCTTCCGGCCAACCTCGCCTATCAGTGCGCAGCCGTTTATGTCCCGAAGTATCACGAAATCTGGTTCTTCTACCCGACCACCGGCGCGACCAATCCGACGAACTATGTGATCTTCCACATCAACGATCAATGCTGGTCGGTCGGCAACTCGAATTTCTATTCGAGCGCCGGCGTCACAGCATCGCCGGCGTCGGGCTCGCACTTCTCGCTTGGCGACACGTCGCCGTACATGGCCCACGATGATGGGTATCTATACAATCACGATCCCGCATCGTTGAGCTACGACGATAACGGCACGCCGCTGACCTGGACCCTGTCGCTTTCGCCCTATGCGCTTCGCGAGGGCATGCAGAGCGTCGATCTCGAAGGCATCCTCTTCGATTTCTTCGAGCAGAGCGGCGATATCAGTGCGACCGTCAATACTTACGATCGGCTGACCGACGCGGCACCGATGGACACCGAGACGGAAACACTCGCGCCGACCGGCGCCGGGCTCACCGATTTTCGCGTTTCCGGCCGTTACCTCTCAGTTTCGATGACGCAAAGCGTGCTCGGCGGCTACATGCGCCTGGGCAAGCCGGTCGCCTTCATCCGTCCGACCGCCACGCGGCGCTGATCCTTCCAACGACAAGCAATCCGCCACGGTCATTCCGGGGCACGGAGCCGCTATGCGCCCAGTCACCCTCAATCCGGAGGATCCGGCATCGTCGCTGCGCGAGATCGAACGCGCCAGCCACGAGAACGATGTCGGCGAGGCGGCGCAGAACTTCTCTTTCACCGGCGCGGTCACGGTGACGACCAATCTCAACATTTCATCCCCGACGCTCGCGAACACCAACGCCGTCCTCGCGACGCTGCTCGAAATCCTACAGAAGGGCGGCATCAACAGGACAACATGAGCGAGATCACGATCCGCTACGCCGAGAGCGACGCGGACGTCATAGCTATCCACGCATTCCTTTGCATCGTCGCCGGCCCGCGCTTGCCCGCCGAGATCGACCCGAAGGATAGCGCCACCGAAGTGTGGCGCGTCGCGCACCAGGAAGTCGCCATCATGGCGATGCGCGAGGACAAGCTGATCGGCACGATCGGCCTCGTCTGCCCCTCCTTCTGGTGGAATAGCAAGGTGAAATTCCTTGTGAACCGCTGGGCCTTCGCCATCCCCGGCGCCGGCGCGTGGAAGCCATTGCTGCGCGAGGCGCGGCAGATCGGCGTGTCTTCCAACATGGAAGTCCACATCATCTCCGAGGAACGAGGCAGCATCCTCATCCTCAACAAGCACGCGAACAGAGAACAGCCGAACCCGCACTTCGCGCCATTCCCGGTCGCGGAGCAAATCGGCGCGCGCGCCACCGCCCACTGAAGAGTACCGCCATGTGCTTCGGCAATAACACGACCACCTCGACACAAACGCAGACCGCGCCCTCGTGGCTGCAGAACGCTGCGCAAAACAACGTCAACTTTGCGCAGAACCTGCAATCCACCGGCTTCACGCCGTACACGGGCCAGCAGGTCGCCGATTTCTCGCCGCAGCAGGAGGCGTCGTTTGGCCTCGGCACCGGCATCGCTGGCGCCGTCACGCCCGGCGTGCAGCTCGCCGGCACCGGCCTCGAAAGCTATCTGCAAAACGCGCCGAACCAGCCGACCGTAAGCGCGACGCCGATCTCGGCGAATATGTCGCCTTACATGAGCCAGTACGTGAACATGGCCCTGCAGCCGCAATTGGCGCAGGCGGCCAACACGTACATGCAGCAGAGCCAGGCGCAGCAGGGCGCCGCGACCTCGGCCGGAGCCTTCGGCGATCCGCGCGCCAGTCTTCTGCAATCCAATCTCGGGCTCAACTACTCGCTCGAAAATCAGGGCCTCGTCGGCAACGCCTATAACGCGGCATTCAACACCGCGATCGGCGCCGGCGCACAAGACACCGCGAACCAGCTCACGGCACAGACCACGAATGCTGCCAATCGCAATGTCGGGCTGCAGGAAGAGCTTGCCGGCGTGAATACCGGCTTCGGG